ATCGTTTCCATGTTTAGGGAAAGCGAGCAATCTGTTGCCGCTGCGATCAGCGTGCCGCCGATATATACACCCAATTCTGTACCGTTAAAAATGGCCATTTTATTCTTCTATTAAATCGTTATTATCTGAGTCCGTTTTTTTCTTTGGGGCGTCGAGGTATCCCTTTGCTTTGAGTTCTGCGGCAAAGTCAGAAGTAACCGACGGCGTTGCGCCTTTCTTCCAGTTCTTACCACGTAGCTTGCACGCCTTTTGGATTGTGACCTTCATGGCTGCAAGTTAATCAATTTCAGGTTGATCCGAAAACCAACCATTCTCAACCATATACTCCTGCGTTCGAATCGTTGTATCGCTCGGCACGATATGCCCAAACGGGAACTTCTGATTGACTTGCACGTAACTGCTGAGGGAATACCGCTCATCATTCGAAAGCTCAGGAAAGCAAGCAACAAGGCGTTCGAGCGTTGCCGCTGGGTGTACGTTTATAAGATACTCGGTATCCACTTGCAAAGCGTTCTGTACTCCGTCAGGGTGTACCACGATACCGAATACGGCTGAATCTACCTCCCACTCTGCTTGGATGAGAACGGGGCGAGAGATGTTGTACAGCTCGCGGGTGATTTGCTTTGCCCGTGCTTCGCTTGTCTGCGTGGGCGTTGGTAGAACTATGATGTATCCGTTCATCAGTAGATTGAATAAAAGGTGTTGATGTTGTCCTCGATGCCTGTGCGGTTGCTGGATTGGTCGGATGCCCACAAAATTATTTCCTGTATTTGCCCGTTAAATTTATCTCTAATTGATGAAGTGCCGTCAAAAGTTCCAATTGCCGTGCTGGTTGTTGGAGCAATCATTATTGCTGGCGTGATGTTCTGAATTTCCACGCCGTTAAGGTGTAAAATTTGACTGGTTGCGCTTTTCGTGTAGGCAAATATCAATGACTGCGTATCATTTAAATGGGTTTCGTTTGTCGTCAACTGGTCAGCAACTGCGCGATAAAATAGATTGTATTCATTTGCCTTAGTTGTAAGTGCGTAACCGTTACCGTCGCCCACACCTATAATCACGTCAACATTTTCTTTATGTGGGTTCTTATGAACTGCTGAAATACTGACCTCTGTACTGCTCGAAATTAATCCTGCATACATTGCGTCGTTACTACCATCAAAATCTACCGCAGGCTTCCCGTTCTCCGTCACCACGCCCGTCGTCCCGTCGTAAATCTTCGGCATTTGCGAGGTCGTCGCTTGGGTCGCCGTATTCGTGTTACCTGATTGGTCGTACCACTTCGACACGAACCCGTCGTTCGCACCGCAATGCGTAGCCAAAGCCGTCGTGTCAAGTTCGTCGCCGTCAAATCCGATGTCTGCGTAACTGCTTCCGTTGTAAACTTCAATTGCATCGCCTGCGTAGGTACTGGATAATAAACGCAATGAATACGCAGCCGCAGCCCCGCTGTAATCGTCAAGCAAGTAACTGGTGGCAGCAGCAACATCCTCCCACGTCATCTTCAAAGAGATTGGAACCGTGCCCCCCGTGCGTTCCTTCAGGTAAGCAAGCAAAGCCGCTTTCGCATTTACAAATGTCGTGTCGTCGGCGATGTCCGCGAATTGCGTCCAATCGCCTGACGTGTCAGGGTCGGCCTGCGCCTTCTCAGCGTAGTACAGCTTTCGCCGTATTACGTTGCCCGCGCTCGGCGTGTCGCTTGATGCGCTCTCTGCGAGTCCGTCCCCGTCCGCTTTAGCCGTGTAATAAAGCTCCACTGTTTCCGTTGCTCCGCTTCGGAATGTCTCCGCGTCCGTTTGAAAGCGATTGTGATATTGGGTGTCAATTGCGATGTCCGCCCATTCCGTATCGTAGTCCGTGCCGCTTGCCTTCACGAGTGCTTGTCCCGTTGTGCCTCCTGCGATGACTCCTACCTTTGCCGTATTCGCAGCGACTGCGCTATTGGCCGCAACCCGTGCCTCGGTATAATAAAGATTCCCGTTCTCGTCAATGTCTCCCGTATCCAAAACCACAATGCCCGTCTGACCATTTACCGAGTCAACAGGAACATTTGGGATGTCGGTTGTGAGTGCCAGCGTACCCGATGAGCTAGGAAGTAAAACGGTGAGATTTCCCGCGTTCGGAACACGAAGCCAAATCTTGCCCGTGGCGTTCTCCCAATACGTCAACGCTCCCTGCTTGAAGGTTATATTGGCAACCGTAGAAAAAGCGTCACTTCCTTCAATGGTCATAGCCTCAAATTCGACTTCGTTCCCTTCCGTACCTGCTGCAACCGAGAACGAAAGAACCCCTGGAGAGGCTTCGCTTATCGTCATTCCCGAATGATTGACTTTCATTGTGGCACTCGATGCGAGTATGTCGATATAACCCTTCGTCGTATCGTTGAGGGTGTCGTACATCTGCGCACCCATTCCGCTTGCTTTGAACTTCTGAAGCAGCTCTTGCAGCCCGTTGTTGACCATCCACTTTTGAACCCCTGAGTTGTACGATATAACGCTTCCTTGTGAAGGGCTTATGATATTCGTATCGGTCAACTCTTCGAGCGTCTCAACGCCGCCCGCGTCGTCTGCCGGTTGCCATTCCTGAACGGATGCATCGTAAGCTAATACCTGCCCGTCGGTTACGCCGGTCACATCCACGTCATACAGATCGCCAATCTTTGCACCCGTTACCGGTGTGCCCTGCGCTATTGTAAAATTATCGCGCTTAATCCGAAAGGTAAAGGTCAGCACCTGAGCAAAGCGGCGCGGCGCGTCAATGGTGTCTATGTCTACGTCATTGAATTGCACGCTCTCCACGTTCACGCCGTTGTATGTGCCGCTCACGCGATCCAATGCACCGCGCACCTTGTCGCCAAGATCAGCAGCTAGCGCGTAGCTATCCGCATAGCAAAGGAATTCAAAGCGTACTTCGTCCAGCTTACTCGGCCCGTCGTGCGTATCCTCAGGTGCAACGCTCTGCAATTGGTAAACGATAAACGGCGTGGCGGTTTCCTGCTCGGCTACCTCTGGAAATATGTTGACGCCAACAATGTCGGTGACGTCTGTGTTTTGCGTCAGTATTACGTACGCGGCTATTCCTGCATTCATTTCTTTTGTGCTTTTGCTTTCGCTGCTTTGCGAATTTGAAACTCGTATTTCTTGCGCATCTTCGTGAGCGCCTCGCCCCGCTTGTTTGCAATCGACCGAGCAAACACGCCTTTATTTCGGTTGTTGCCTTTTACATACTGGTCGTCACCTTCTACGATGTTAGCAAACCATGCATCAGCGTCTTTCGGTGCGCGTCTACCTACACGCGGCCCAACCCAAAAAGTACTGTGCTGCTTGTCAATTTGCCAGACCTTAATGGATCGCCGTAGCGTGCCGGGCTTTATATCAAAGCCACCTTTGCCACCTCGACGGATCCGGATCGTTTCGCGCGCGTCTACAATGTTGTTAAGCATTTCATCTTTGTAAATCTTACCAACTGCGCGATGGATTCGCTTCTGCACATTCTGATCAGTGACTTGTTTACGGAGCTGCTCGAATTGTTTCATCAGCGGCTTTATGTCTGCGCCGATTCCTTCAAAGCCAAGCTTACCACCTTTCTGCTCAAGTGATCCCTGTGCCATGTGTTCCTGTTATTTCGCAAAGTAGAATAAGCTGATCATTGCGCCCAACTTCCTCAATGCCTTGAATGGTGTACGTGTTGCTATTGTAGATAACGCGGTCCGCTGGATTGATTGCCCGCGTGTCCGTGCTGCTCCGTATCTTAAACCGTAACCGCTGCACCGGCATATCCTGATCCCCTGTAATTTTTTCCGCCATACCTTCGCCGGCCTTCATCAGTTCAGCCCATACGGTTACGAGCGTAGACCATGACGGCACGCGCTCACCGTAGGCGTTGGTGCTGGTAGTGTAGTTTTGCACCTCTATTCGTCGGTCGCTTTGTCCTATCCTCATACTGAAGTAATAACGCGGTAAGGGTTTAAGATAGCGTAAAGGCCAATCGGTAAGGTGGTGGCAATTGTACCCGCCACGACTGGCTGCCGCTGCTCGTATAGGTGTGCAACCATCCAGCGAATAGCGGTAATGAATGGCTTTGGTATATCAGCCTCGGCATATCCGACATTCATATTCACTTGCACCGCGTTAAAAGTGTCGTCATAAAGATCCGGCACGTTGTCAAATGTGATCCGCGCGGCTTTCGTTTTTATATCAGCCCACCACTTAGCAGCGGCC